GTCTCGATCCAGGTTGTCGCCCCGCAGGGCGGGTCCACGCCGCAGGCCTTGCAACGCTCCGGCAGGCAGGTCGCCTCTGCCGTGCGCCGCGCCCTCTCCGAATACTGAAGGACGAAAACCCCATGGCCTTCTGGCTCGCGCAGCAGCGCGACGGACAGCATGGCGACTGGATCCGCCCGGTTCGATCCGCGCTTCTGGACCGTCAATTTCCCGCGCCCGATGATGGCGAGCGTCATCACCACCGCGCCCGACGCCCTGCGCGTCGATGCCGTGTTCCTGCGTGACGGCGATCTGGCCGGGCTGATCTGGGAGAGCGAGGACCGGCTCGACCACCCGCTCACCGCCTATCGCACGGTGCGCGACTATGCCCATTGCGTGCTGTCGTTCCGCTGGCGTTCGGGCGGGATCGTCGCGCTTGATACGGTCCACGGCCCGACCCTGACCATCGAGGGACGCGATGCCACGGGGGCGGCGCGCAGCTGGTATGTCCGCCTGTGGAACTATGCCGAAGGCACGCCGGCCGATGCGCAGGTGACCCTGCCCTTCTCCAGCCTGTCGGGCGGCTTCCTGCTGCCGGGCGAGGCCGATCCGGTCTACGCGCACGATATCGACCGGATGTTCATTTCCCTCGTGCCCCCCGGCTACCAGCCGGACGGCACGGTGCCGCTGGCCGTCCCGGCGGAAGGCTGGGCGGAACTGAGCGGCATCCGCTGCGAGGGCGAGAACGCCGTGCTGGAATGCGGCGATGTGATGGTCCCGCCGCACGGGCTGGCGGCGGCCACCGCCTTCGACGACAACGGCACCCAGACACCCGCGCGGCTGGTCCGCAACCTGCGCGCGCTGGGCTACCGCGGCTCGGTGCTGCACTATGTCGGGATGAGCCACTTCATGCGGCTCGCGCCCGTCAGTGGGGCCTTCCTCGTGCCCGGCACCGGCGATCCGCTGTGCACACCGGCGCGGGCCTGGCACGCCGATTACTTCGCGCGTTGCGGGGCGGCGGGCTATTCGCCCATCGCCTCGTTGTCCTATGAACTGTTCGCCCAGTATTGCCCCGAAGCCTGGCAACAGCGCGCGGCCAACGGCGATCCGGCGCGCACCGGCTGGGAACCGCCCTCGGCCCTGCTCTCCCCCGCCAACGCCCAGGCCATGGCCTGGCTGCAATCGGCGGGCAGCGCCTTCACCGCGCTGATGGTAGCGGCACAGGTGCCGGTGCGCTTCCAGATCGGCGAGCCGTGGTGGTGGATCATGGCCGATGGCCGGCCCTGCATCTACGACGATGCGGCAAAGGCAGCCTTCGGCGGCAGCCCGGTAGCGATCCCCGACATGCGCGCGGCGCTCTCCACGGCGCAACAGGCCCTGCTGACCGAGGCGGGAAGCCTTCTCGCTGCTTCTACCCACGCCCTGCGCGATGCCGTGCGCACGGCGGCGGGCAGCCTTGGCAGCGAAGTGCTGCTGCTGCCCTTCCTGCCGACCGTGCTCGACCCGGCCATGCCCGACGCGCGGCGCGCCAACCTGCCGCTCGGCTGGGCCAGCCCCGCCTTCGACCGGCTGCAGATCGAGGACTACGACTGGCTGACCGGCGGGGCCGAGGCGCTGCGCCAGTCCGCCTATGCCACGGTGAACCTGCGGCTGGGCTATCCGGCCCATGAACAGGACTACCTCGCGGGCTTCGTGCTGAACCCGGAAGATGCCGACCTTTGGCGGCGGATCGACAGCGGCATCGAGGAAGCCCTGGCGCGTGATCACCACGAGATCTTCGTCTGGGCGCTGCCGCAGATCTGCCGCGACGGATACGTCCGCCTTCCCTCCACCAGCGAGAACGAACCCATGCAGGCCTTCGACGACATTCCCTATCCCCTCGCGCTGGGTCGCGACGCCACGGTGACGCCGGAATTTTCCACCAGCGTCGCCGTCACGGCCTCGGGCTTCGAGCGGCGCAATGCCGTCTGGTCGAACGCGCGGCTGCGCTTCGATGTCGGGCCGGGCATCCGTTCCGACGCGGAACTGGGCGAACTGATCGCCTTCTTCCGCGCCCGGCGCGGGGCGGCGCGCGGCTTCCGGCTGCGCGACCCCTCCGACCACTCGTCGAACGGCATGACCGGCGCGCCCGCTGCCAGCGACCAGCTGATCGGCACCGGCGACGGACTGACCGCCGCCTTCCCGCTGGTCAAGCGCTATGGCGAGGGCGACGACGCCCAGGTCCGCCGCATCACCCGCCCGGTGACAGGCTCGGTGCTGGTCAGCATCAACGGCACGCCGGTCGTTTCGGGCTGGGTGCTGGAGCCGGGCGGCATGATCGTCTTCGCCACGGCCCCGGCAGCAGGCGCCGTGATCCGCGCGGGCTTCCTCTTCGACGTGCCGGTGCGCTTTGCCGAAGACCGGCTGGAAGTCGCAGGCGCCGCCTTTGCCGCAGGCGAGGCGCCCAGCGTGCCAGTGGTCGAAATCCGGGAGGCGGCATGAGCAGGGTCTGGTTTGCCGAGCCACTGGAAACCGTCGCCACCTTCTGGCAGGTTCTGCGCCGCGACGGGGTGACACTGGGCTTCACCACCCATGACCATGACCTGTGGCTCGACGGCGTGCTGCACCGCGCAACGCCGGGCATGGTGCCGTCCGCCATCCGCCGCAATGCCGACCTCGAACCCGACAGCGCCGAAGTCGAAGGCGCGCTGAGCCACGATTCGATTGCGGCGGCAGACCTTGCCGCCGGGCGCTTCGACGGCGCGCGCATCGTCATCGGGCTGGTCGACTGGGAAAGCCTGGAAACCACTTCGCTCTATCGCGGAGCCATCGGCACCGTATCGGAAGAAGCCGGGCGGTTCAGCGCCGAGCTTGTCTCGCGCAAGGCGGACCTGGCGCGCGACACCGTGCCGCGCACCGCCCCCACCTGCCGCGCGCAGTTCTGCGGGCCGGGCTGCGGGCTTTCGGCGGCGCGCTTCACCCATGAGGCCGTGGTTGTCGCGCGAGATCCGGGCGCGGGCACAGTTGCCCTGACCACCGCCGCCAGCGATGTGGCGCTGGTCGGCGGGCTGCTGCGCTGGGTCGACGGCCCACAGGCCGGGCAGGACAGCGGCATCGTTTCGGCAACGGGCGGCATCCTCCTGCTCGATGCGCCGATCGATCCGGGCCTGTCTGCAGGGATGCGCGCGGAACTGCGCGAAGGCTGCGATCACACGCTCGCCACCTGCGCCACCCGCTTCGGCAATGCGGTCAACTTCCAGGGCGAGCCATTCCTGCCGGGCAACGATCTCGTCACCCGCTATCCCTCGCCCGCGGCATGACCGGGAACGACCTCGCCCGCACCGCGCTGGCACTGGAAGGCAGGCCGTTCCGCCTGCATGGCCGCGATCCCGCAACCGGGCTGGACTGCATCGGGCTGTTCGCGGCCGCCATGGCGCGGGCCGGGCGTCCGGTGGACCTGCCCAACGGCTATGCCCTGCGCGCGCGCAGCCTGCCGGACCTGCGCTCTTTCGCGCAGGCGGCGGGCTTCATCGCCGTGGCGGACAGTGCGCCGCAGCCCGGCGATGTCTGCATCGTCCGCCCCGGCCCGATCCAGTTCCACCTCGCCATCGCCATCACGCCGACCACTTTCGTTCACGCTCACGCCGGGCTGGGCCGGGTCGTCGTCACGCCGCTTGATCCTGACTGGNCGCTGGTCAGCCAGTGGCGGCTCGCCCCCCATTCCTGAGGACTCGTCATGGCAACTCTGGTGCTTACCGCCGTCGGCTCGCTGTTCGGCCCGCTGGGTGGCGCGATCGGCGCCGTCATCGGACGGCAGATCGACAGCCGCATTCTCGGCCCCTCGTCGGCCAAGGGGCCAAGGCTCAAGGAACTGTCAGTCACTACCTCCAGCTATGGCCAGGCCATCGCGCGCCACTATGGCCGGATGCGGGTGGGCGGCTCGATCATCTGGGCGACCGACCTCGTCGAACGCCGCGAACGCTCCGGCGGCGGCAAGGGGCGGCCCAAGGTCACGACCTACAGCTATTCGGTGTCCTTTGCCGTGGCTCTGGCCAGCCGCCCGGTCGTCTCGGTCGGGCGCATCTGGGCCGATGGCAACCTGCTGCGCGGTGCGGCGGGCGACATGAAGACGGCTGGCCAGTTTCGCCTGCACCGGGGCCTGCGCGACCAGCAGCCCGATCCGCTCATCCTCGCTGCGGAGGGCGCAGGCCAGTGTCCGGCCTTTCGCGGCATTGCCTATGGCGTGTTCGAAGACCTCGAACTCGGCGATTTCGGCAACCGCATCCCGGCGCTGACCTTCGAAGTCGTGGCCGACGGCGGCGAAGTCTCGCTGCTCCATGTCGTGAGCGATGCCATCGACCAGGCCGATGCCGAAGTGCCACTGCCGGGCCTTGCCGGGCTGACGGTGGAATCCTCGCTGGCCGATGCCGTCGCCATGCTCGAAGCGGCCTATCCGCTCGACTGCGACGGTTCGGGCGAGACCCTGGTATTCCGCCCGGAACGCCTGCAGACCGGCCCCATCGCGCTCGACGAGCCGGCCATCGCGGTGGCCGATGGGGATTTCGGCGGCAATGAGGGCCGCCGTCGCCAGATCCGCCCGGCGGCAGCGCAACGGCCCGTGGCCCTGCGCTATTACGATGTCGACCGCGACTATCAGCCCGGCCTGCAGCGCGCGCCGGGCCGCACCCTGCCCGGCGAAGGCGCGGTGATCGACCTGCCGGGCGCGCTGTCNGCNGGATCGGCCCGCACGCTGGCGGAAAGCATGGCGCGCAAGGATGCCTCGGCNCGNCAGACCCTGTCGTGGCGCACCNCCACGCTCGATCCCGCCGTGCGCCCGGGCGCGCTGGGTCACCGTGCCGGGCGAGGCGGGCGTCTGGCGGGTGCGCGAATGGGAATGGCGCGAAACCGGCGTCGAACTGGCCTTGCAACGCCTGCCCGTCCATGCCGCCGCAACCACGGCGCCCAGCGATCCGGGCCGCGCCAATCCGCCTGCCGACCTGACGCTCGTCCCCACGCTGCTGACCGCCTTCGAGCTACCGTGGGACGGCTTCGGCGCGGGCGATACGCCAGCGATCTTCGCTGCAGTGTCCTCGTCCGGCGGTGGC